CTAATTTCATTTTGGCCCTTTCCTTGACCTTGTTATACAAGTGTATAACAAAACCCTAGGAAAGCAAGTATTTGGGGGTCTATCTAGCGTGTCTCTGAGGCCTCAATTGTGCGTGTTTCCTTGGCAGGCTCAAACTTTTTGACTTCCCTCACAGGTTCAGGCTTATCAATATTCACAACAGCCTCAGCCATAGCCTCAGCCAATTCAGCGATAACACCAGATTCAGGATAACCCGCTGCTTTGAGAATTGCGTCTTTTACTTTTGCCTTATCCATAATTACACAGCCTTAAATAGTAGGTCGATTTGTTTACGTTTGATTTCAAGTAACTCATCAGGAGATGGAGTGTTCTCTCTCAACTTAGTTACAACTTCTTGTAACAAGTCTGCTTGAATATCAGGAAGTTTCTCACCTGATTCAAGTTTAGTTAAAGCATCTGCTAAAGCATCAACATCAACATTAGTTCTTGTAGCCAAAATATCTAATGATCTAACTGATGCAGTAGTTGCTTCGTAGGCTGGAAAACCTGTAACAATAGAAACTTCGTGTAAACGAATTTCTTTCAATTCACGTGTCATACCATCATCAGACCAAGAATCGCCTCTTGATGGAACAGAGAAACCAAAAGACATTGCGTGAACATCTCCACGTTTCATAAGCACAGCCAAATCGCGGCCAGCAGTTGTGTCAGGCAAAGTTGCTTCAGCAAGTAAACCTTTTGAATCCTCAGTAAGTCTTAAAGTCTTTGAACGAGTAGAAGCCAAAACTTCATCCATATTATGATTCTTAAATAACTTAACTTCATTACGTGATTTCAATGATCGCTTAAAAGCACCAGGCATAATTCTTTCAATGAAAGGTAATGGTTCAGAATCGCTATTGAAAACGGCTGCATAACCTGTGAAGCGCATTCCGTCCGCTTCTGCGGCTTCAACTCTTAATTCGAAATCAACATCAGTTTTAACTCTACGTTCAACTTTATTCACTTGGTTTTCCTTTTCTTTATTTTTTAAGTTTACATTGATTGATGACCAGCGAGACTGATTTTGTTCAGCATCTAATCTATCAATGACACCTTGGGCATAATCTAAAGTTCTTTGGGCGGCACGTTTACTTGGTCCGCTTCCCCAAAGTAAATGAGCAACAAGTCCAGCACCAGGATAACCAGGATCATCAGGATTGTTATTCTTTGGTGCATCTAAATCAACAAGATGACGTGCAATCCAAGGAGCAATCCTGCGCCACTTATCTTCAGAAACACGACCATCAGCCATATCTCGTGCTTCTTGTTTAGTTTTATCTGTTAAACCATCACCACCAAAACCTTGGCGATTAAGTTCTAAACCTCTACGAGCAGCGGCACGCATATAAGCAGGTGGAGTCAAATTGACTTGACGATTTTCATCCTCATCTTCATACTCGTCATCATCTAAAGTATTTTCAGGTAAATCATCAATCTTAGTTAAAGTAGAAAACTTGTGACCAACAAGAGTTTCTGTTTCATCCCAACCATTACCCTCTGGTCTATAAATCCTTATTAAAGCAGCAGGATCATCAGGTGTTGCTTTGATAGAAAAATCTGAATCAGGAACACCAAGAGTTCCATCAGTCATAACATATTCGATACGGCCACGTGCACGACCACCACTTGAATTCCAAGAAACAAAATCGCCCTCTTTTAATTCCCCTGGTTTAGCGCGTTCCCCACCTGGTTCAATTTCTTCAGCAATGGAAACAGCGACCATCTGGTCAATAGCATCTTGTTTAGTTGTGTGACAACCAATAACTTCGCCATCTTCTTTAATAGTTGCCCAACCTGAACAATCAGGTGATGAATTGGTTATGAAATAAGGCATTTATAGAACCTGCGCAATCCAACTAATACTATGGTTATTTTTTGTTGATACACACCAAATTGTATTACCTTGGTGCAAAGTTAATTCTAGTGAATCAAGTTTAGGAATAATCATTCCTGTTGTTGAGGTAACTGATTCATTTCCTATATAAAGGTTGTCTGTGTTGTCGTTATTATGAATGTGAAGCACGACTGGGTTATTAGATTGACCATCAATTCTTGATGCTGTTGTTCCCACAGACATCTGACCTGATAATAATTGACCCATAACCTACCTTTAGAGAAGCGACAAGATTTCAGCCTCATCAGCCAATATAGAAAAGTCTATCCGATTTCCAGACTGAGCATATAATCCAAATAAATCAGATGATCCTTTAGCAAAAACTGATTTAATCAAAGGCTCTAATTCTGGTGTATCAATGATTTCAGGAATTTCAGGTTCAAAAACTGGTTCTATCTTGACTTCTTTTTTCTTGATAGGAACATAGCCATTAGAACCATAAACACTTGGGCTTGGTGGTTCAGGTTGGCTTGTTGTTGCAGAGGAAATCAAAGAGCCAAAATTAGCAGTAGCAATCACATCAACTTGAGGAATTGCAGTAGATGAAGCAGTAAAAGAGCCTAGTGTTGTAACAGCCTGAGCAGTAATTGTTGTTACAGAATTAACTGAAGAAATAAGAGAACCAAGTTGTGCATCAAATGTTGGCAATATTATTGGAGTTGTATTTGCTGTTGCTTCTAGGTTTCCAAAACTTGTAGCACCAGAAACAAAATGTGCTACACCTGCTTCGGCTATCGAACTGATAGCACCAAAACTACTTTGACCAGTAACTTCAATTTCTCTTGTTGCTTGAGCGTTAGCAACTAAACCACCTAAAGAACTAGAACCATAATTAAAACTTGATTGAGGATTTAACGCTGATTCATCTAATTTACCTCTGACAGAATCATCAAGGATGACACCATAAGTTGCATAAACAAAATCTGAATCTAGTTGTCCTGTATCAAGGACTAACTTCTGCGTCATTTTAACTTGCGATAGTTAGAGATGCTGTTAAAGAACCAGAAGCCAAAGTATAAGTATCACCAGCAGTATAAGGATTACCTGTGATAGTTCCTGAGAACAAAAAGTTTCCAGCAGAAAGATTATCCCAAGCAGTAAAAAATGTTGCATCCTGTGAACCTGAAATATTTGTCCAAGTAATATCAGCATCTGAAGTTAAAACACCTGCGCTTGCTGGACCAAATGATGCGGCTTTACGAGTCAATTCAGTTGCAGGATTCGCTGTACCTGCTGCACCTGGATCGCCAACGTGTAACTTAATATAAACAGAACTTGCTGAATAAGAAGTTGCATTACCTACTGCATCCATTAAGGCTGTTGCTAAATATGAACTTAAACCAGTTGCCATCAGTTATCTCCAGAAGTTTCTATAATTCTAACAATGTGATTGTTCTCATCACGTTCAACAGTTCTAATTAAAGGCTTCTGTTGAGGTGAATTGATATTTACAACAGGTGGTTCAACATTGATTTTTGTTTGAGGAATATTGACCACAGTTTCGGGTATCTGAATATTGATTTCACTTGAACGAGTAACGTCATAAACATTACTTGGGTCTTGTGGGTCAATTTGTGCAACCTGTTGCAATTGTGTAGATGGAACTCCTGTGTGAGTAATCGCTGGAAGGCCAAGAGCGGCAAGAACACTTGCTGGGTCAAAACCTGTTTGAACAAGTCTTGTGGCCATTTGAACACGTTTATCTTGTTCAATAACATCAGCCTCAGCCAAGTTAATATTTGCCAAAGGCACACGGAACTGGTCACCTGCATCAACAGGTCTCAAGTCCTCAAATCTGCGAACATCATTCACAGAATAAAAACCTGCTTGTAAACCAATTGAGTAGCCTTGAATTCTTGTTGTGTAGTCACCGCGAAGTAAACCATCAACGTTGAACTTTAAGAATGCTTCACTTGGTAGAAGTGTTGAGTAAGCGTATTCAATTTTTTCAATGTACGGTCTTAAAGTGTGAACAACGAATTGAATATTGTTTTGTTCAACTGAAGCATAAGATTGTGCTCCTGGTGTTGTAACACCGATCATATGAGGTGGGACACGGAACATTCTTGCAATTGATTCAACTTGGAACTTTTGTGAATCAAGCATTTGTGCTTCATCAGGGTTTACGCCAGTTTTAACATATTTAGCACCAGCGGAAAGAACACCAGTCTTATGTGCTTTCTTGTAACCTTTATGTGCGTTATCAAATCCTGCTTGTAAATCTTTTGCTTGTTCTCTTGTTAAAGCACCAGGGAATTCAATGATGCCTTGTGAGGTTGCGCCTTGACCGAAGAAACGTGCGGCGAAAGATTGCAACGCTGAAGCAAGTCCTAAGTTTTCTTTTAATTCATTAACTCTTGAAGTACCACGCAGCGCACCAGGTTTACGGATTTCTGTAATGTGCAACATATCTCTTGCAGGAACAACACCTGCTTCACCGTTATCAATTAAGTATTCGATTTCACGATTCTTTGGATTACGTTGAACTTGCACTCTTAAAGGATCAAGACAAACAAGGTTTGCAACATCTCCACGACCATCACGGAAAACTCTTGTGAAAGAGTTACCATCAAGTAAAAGTGAAATAAGAACTTGTTGATAATGTTCGCTTCTTAATAAAGTTACATCTGGTTTGATAACCCATTCAGGTCTTGGTCTGTAAGGAACACGGCTACCGTCTCTACGAATGAAAGCATCAACTGGAAGTGTTGAGATTGTGTCAGAGATTAAAAGAACACAAGCATAGAAAGCACCAATACTCATAGACGTTGATTCGTCTATGTTTGCGCCTGACTCAGTTGTGAAAGCAAAAGTATCGCCAGCACCCCAAATAGATTGAAATGATATTGCGCGATTTTCGTTTTGACCGAAAAGGTTACCTAACATTATTTACCTCTCTCAAGCGCAAGACCAATTAAAACTGCTGAAACACCTAATACTGTTATACCTGCTGGAACATACATAAGTCCAATACCAATGGAAACCACTAGAAGTCCGATTGCTTGGATGATTGATGAAATCAAAAAATCTCCTAAAAGAAAAACTCTGGAACTAGAGGTTCAGAATCATTGCGTGAAACTGTTGCCCTATCAAAAGCAATGATACTAGCAACTGCGGCATCTATCTTTCTAGGTGAGCCTCTGTGTTCCTTAACAATCCTTGGTCCAAGTCTATCTATTTTCACAACAGCGTTAGAAATATGTCTTGTCAAAAGAGGTGAACCATCTTGCGTGAGTTTCTCACCAACAACAGCATCATAAAACTTTGCACAAGCAGGAATCATTCGAGCAGCAGAAGTAGATGGCCACTCAACAACAGGTAAACCAGCATCTTGCAAAACTTGCATACTTCTTTGCCAGCGAAAAGGATCACACGCAATCTCTTTAACGTTATATCTTTGACACGCTTCAATAATTGCGTTCTCAACTTCTAAAGAATCAACACGCCATTCATCAGAATCAGTAGGTTGTTTTTCATAAGCCTTAACAAGAAAGACGTGTGGCTCATCCTCAATAGTTACACCCATAACAACAGAAGCATCACCAGAAAACGAACCGTCAAAACCTAAAATAACTGGAACATCTTTATCAACTACACGATTACTTTCACGCGCTTCCCAAGCACCATTAGGCAACCACGCTGTTTGAGATGAAACCCAAGCATTAGTTCTTTTAGTACGAAACTCTGCTTCAGGTGTTCTCTTAACAGCGGACTCAAAATCTTCAATAGAGTTCAAATCACCATAAGCAGGGTTAGCAAGTTTCCAAGTCTCAGGGTCACGGTGATCAGATTCGATAGATGCTTCCCACCAAGCCATAAAAAAAGATGGGTCATCATATTCACCACGAATAACTTTTTGACCATACTGATACAACGAGTAAGCAATCGAGTCTTGACCTGTTGCATCTGCTTTGACACCAGCAGTCGTAATCGCTAACAACAACGGTTCTCGTCTAGCGCCCATACCAAGTTGCATAACGTCAAATAATTCACGATTAGGTAAAGCGTGCAACTCATCCATAATCACAAGCGTTGGTGACAAACCCTCTTTTGTGTACGCCTCAGATGAAAGTACACGGTAAACAGAACCAGTAGACGGAATCTCAATAGCATCTCTATAAAGTTTTGACTGAGCCAACAATTCAGGTTCAGCCTCAATCATTTTCTTAGCATCACCAAAAACAATTCGTGCCTGATCTCTATCAGCAGCACAAGAATAAATTTCACCACCCTGCTCACCCATAAACAAACCCCAAAGGGCAATACCAGATGACAAAGCAGACTTACCATTCTTACGAGGCATACCAACAAGAGCCGTACGATTCTTAAAACGACCATCATCACGAACAGCGAAAATGTTATCTAAAAGTTTTGTTTGCCAATCACGCAAAACAATCTGCTGACCAGAACGACCAGCAACAGTATCCTTAGTTTGTATACACATAGAGTTAATAAAATCTGAAACTTCCCAACCACGCGAAGCAACCAACTCGGCATCATCAACAGAAGTCAGCCACCTTGGCGGCCAAGACTTAGTT